CTTGCGATCAAGATCCAGGATGATCTTTTTTGTCATGCGGCTGCGAGAGGATCGAGGCTCATTGCTGTCTGACAAGTCCAAGACCCATGATTCCAGTTTGAGCACATCATGCATGATTTCATAACCATGATGTGTGAGCCTGAGTCCACCGTCGCGACGGATATTGGCCCACCATGTGATCATGGCTCGATCTACGGGTTCACGCAAGGTATCGGGGATGTCCACCAGCAGGCGCTGGACTATGTCAAGTTTTCGATTTGGCATTGGGGAATATGGTATCCCCTTGTTTGAGCAACACCACTGAGAACTTGTCTGTCTTGAATTGCGTGTTAAGCTTCTTGGCCAAGTTAATGGCATGGCCGGGATTGGAGAACGAGACCTTTTTGTACTTGGGTCCAGGATACTGCACCAAGAGATTGGCAGTTTTAAAGTTGATAGGGCGGCCATCAAAGAATACCGCGTAGATACCTTCGGCCGCTAATACTTGCTCGGTCTTGTAAGTAGCACGATCAGTGGTTTCAACCAACACCTGAGGTTTGGGTCTTGACATCAATAAACTCCTACTTTTATTTATCTCATAAAGTAGGTAGTTTTTAGAAGGTACCTCCAGATACCTGTATTTCCTGCACTTCTTGAGATTTTGCCTGAGGTTCCTGGCGTGTTTGCTCTATAGCGAGCAGCAATCTGGTGATATCAGAATGTAAATCTCGAGCATCCGCGATGGTGAGCACGATGTCTCGTTGCTGGCGGTTTTCGGCTTGTCGCAAACGATCGATGAAACGATTGATATGCTGGCTCATATCGCTTGGGCTTCTTCCTGAGTGCGGAACGGACCTTGATACTGATAGCGTTCCAGCATGATTAGTTTAGGGCATTCGACCACCGACCAGGCACGGCCTTGGCGCACTCGATACCAGCCTGCAGCCAACCATGACTTGCTGCGGTTCTCTCTCGTCCATAATGGAACTTGATGTTTGACATCATAGATGGCATTGTAAGGCCGATGTGTAGTAGAATAGCCATAGATCTCGTTGCCAGGATCTTGTGTGGTCTGTGAGCGTGGAGACTTTTCAAAGTCAATGGCCACCTTCTTTTTGATAGTAGGAATGTTTTTGTATCGTTCAACATGATTATGGATCTTCACAGCGAAGCCACCAGGCTCGGCCTGTATGTTGCCAATCTTGATATCTCCGTCTTTGAGAATCCAGTATTGATCTGGTATCACTGGTTTAGCTACGATCATTCAATGCTCCTTGATATATTTGATTCAGCCAACGGCTGTACTGCTCGGCTTGGTCGCTCACGCGAGTCAATTCATGTCGACCACAGAACCGCATGAATCTCACTCCCACCTGTCCGATGTCCTTGTGGCTGATCTGTTCGCAGATGGCAGCATCTACATAGGCCTTGACATCGTCAGGCTGTGCCCGGAGATCGATGAGACTGCGATTGCGAAGGTAATCATCCAGCACACGATGTTCCTCTCCGTTGTGATCAGTCCATCGTTGTAGCATGAGATTGTTCCAGGCATAGCCTCGTGTATTGCGATCAGCGAAGGCCTCCTGCAACCCTACCTTGTTCTTGGTTCCCTTGGTACGCACACCAGGATAGGCCGAGAAAACATTGTCTGAGGCATCTCCCCGCATGCACTTTTCAAACAGCAACCACTCGGGGTCAGGTGGAGTTTTAGCAGTCTTTGTTTTCTTGTCGATCACTTCTCGGCCTTTGGCATCAAAGATGCCTCGTACGGTGATCAGCTCATCAGTGATTCCATTGTATTGATCTACAGTATCTGACAATAGTTGTACGAAGTCAGTGTCGCTGGAAATTATGGTGTGCTGATCTTGGGGGTGTAGTGCGATCCAGCGAGCGATGATATCGTCCGCTTCTGCGGCCGAGTGCCGGATCACTGAGCAGTTGGTTTGTTCAGCCAAGTATTTAGTAAACTCGTCATAAGTTTCCCAAAACACCCTATCTTCTTCTTGCTCGCTTTCAGTCAGCGCCGCACGGGCCACGGCACGGTTTTTCTTGTAGGGCTCGTAGAAGTCCTTGCGCCATGATCGCCCTTCCAAGGCAAATACCACATGATCTGCATTGAACTTGCGGGCTACTTTGTTTACAGCACTTAAGGTGATGTGTAGGGCGTAACCTACTTTTTCCGACAGATCTGCGGCACGGAAAGCCACATGCCGGGCACGGAAAAAGGTGTTAGCAGTATCGATCAGTAGGTATCTCATGCATCATATCAGTTTGTTGGAGACAATGTATTGTAGCATGAAACGGGCCCAGGCTCCGTGCGCGGCCTCACCAAAATGCCATGAATTGGGCGAAACTGTTTCATGTCCGTTGCGCCGCAACCACTGATCCCAGGTCATTTGGGCATCATAAGGCCCGATATAACTGGCGCCCCAGTCGTGCCGCTGGTCCAGAGAGATTTCGGCGAAATGATTATTACCATTGAAAAACACATGTTTGATTCCAAGGTCGGTGAGTTCTTGATGTAACTGCCAAATATGTGAATGGGCTTGTTGTGTTTTAAGTTTCCAATCAGTTCCAATCACAAAGTTACGATATTTTTCTTGGGCCTCTTGTGGCAAATCATCTATACCACTGGAACCTACTTGATAATAATCCCCGTTGATTGACCACTCTTCTCGTTCCCAAGTTGACCACTGTATGATCATAAACACACGGGCGATATCCTGGCGATGTTGTTCGATCCAGGCGCGAGTAGTCCTCATGATCCTGGCATTGCTGGCCGCGGATTCAGCATCGCATTTAAAGGTGCATTTCAGTGCACCAGAGAGTCTTTTACCCCAACTCACTGCAAGATTTGCCGGGTGAGGTAATCTATGTAGATAATTCAGTGCGGGATCGTCTTCAGCAAAGGCATGCTGGTTCACCGCCTCGGCCGCTGCTGTATGGCTGTCGCCGTTGACATATAATATCATAATTGCAAAAAGATTTTGTGGGGAAGTTTGATTGCTGTGGATCTATCTTGTATTGATTTTAAAGTATCCGGATCAACGGCGCTGGGATCTATCCACCAATCTTCAAACGCTTCCCAAGTGTTGGTAGCATAGTTTTTTACGGCTACATTTGCTATCAATAGATGATATCCAAGACTATCTAAAAAGGCCCTAGAATTCCTCTGTATGGCCGGATCTGCTTGGAAAATATCATGCTCAAAAGTTATTACTGAAAAACGATGACGATCATGGGGAAGTTTTTCCAAAGTATCAAGGGTGGTCCAATCGGCTAGATCGGCCTGCAGATAATCGATTTGTTGAGGACTGTTCTTAAGCACTGCCACCCAGTCTGCGGTCAACGCATCAATCAGTTGCATATCTGTGATCCTAGTAGCATTCCATTCATCAACCAAGCCATCTCTCTTGTCAATGCTGATGCCCGACCACCAGAACTGCGATTCCAACAGATATGTGTTGTTCATGTAGACTGGATCGCTGGCACCTAACTCTAACCAGTGTCCTTGGGTTTTGCCGTTTAGAGCAGTAAGAACAAACCAATCTTGCCAACTCTGGCTGTGATTTTCTCTAACTAACTCCATGCCTATCCAAGGTTGTTTCATTGACTTTAGCAGACTGGGATGATACACTGGATCAAACTCAGAACGCTGTATCAATATATCTCTCACTCCAGAGTCTTCAATGTCCTGCCATGATTCAAGGTCTAGAAATTCTGCATACGAAGGCCATTGTTTGGTATGCCGGCTGATATCGTAATCGTAGTTCCTTCTACGGACCCCGAGCATCATGTGTTCAGCGTGGACTCAAAGTTGGACTGTCGTCGCTGCCATGAGGCATGGTTTTTGCGATCTTGGCTTTGTGTTCTTCAGCAGCGGCTATGCGTTGGCGCAATCCGCTGGAACTGAAACTGTGATCTCGAGCATTGTATATGATGTCAATATTGCGTTTTTCGCATTCAGCCTGGCCTGAAAAATTGGTACCTTGGTATTCAATGCCTAATACCCTTAAATCTACTGGTAGGATCAGCAAGAGATCTCGTAGATCCTGCTCGGTAGAGTAGACCACGATTTCATCCACATATCTGCAGGCCGACAACTGTATCTGTCTTTCCACTATGCTCTGCACCGGTCGATTTTTGGTATCAGGTCGATCCAGGGTGGGGTCAGTCTGCAGCCCAGCGATGAGATAATCACAGTGATTTTTGGCCTCGGCCAGCATGGCTATATGTCCGGCATGGAAAAGATCAAATGTTGAGAATGTTATGCCGACCTTTTTGCCTTCGTCTTTGAGCCTACGGATGTGATTGAATATCATTTGTTTTTTATAACAAAGTCAGGATTAAGATATCTCGGAAATAGATCTATATCAGCAGTGAAAGTACCAGGACAAAGATTATGCGACAACAATCCAGCCAATATCTCGTGTGACTGGTTTGATAGATGTCCCACACGGGAATCTGCATAATCTTCATAAAAGGCATCTGAAAATACACCGTCATACAACATTTCCACTTCACGCTGAAACACTCGGAAAAGATTGAATGTTGAGTCCATGGGGTCAGAGAATCCTGGTAATATCAACAGATTATTACACCGGTTTTGAACCATCTCTACCAGAGCGCGACCCATTAGTTTCTCATCTTCCCACACCATAACATGTTGCCAATATTTTTTCCAAATTTCATACTTATTTTGTATATCCTGATATGCGAAGTCGGTTCGACCAATAGAGAAATGATGTGTTGAATCATTGTCGTATTCTAAACTCAGTCTTCCAACCGCAGTGGTAATCCAAATTACTAAATCAAATTGATTTGATCTTGCCATGACTTTTTTAGCACTGAATACTAAACTGCTAGCCGATTCCCCAAAAGAGGTCACGTCGTGATCATATTTGTTAGCTAATATTGACCACCATATAGTGTTTTCTTTTGCACGTTTATCTGCAAAACTATCACCAAAAATTCCAATTTTCATCAACTGACCTCTCTCCGGCCGCCACCGATATCCCTGCTCTGTGTATACCGCACTGTGGGGTTCATGGCCTGTTCTTGTTCCCAGGTCTCCATGACCACATGACGGCAAACATTCTGGAACCAACGATCCACGATTTCTGCATCAGTGTCATCTTTCTTGATCATGTATCCGGCCTTGATCAATCGGGTCACAAACAGGGAGTTCCAGTCCAGTTCAAACGATCCTTCGTGAAGATTTTCTTGATCAATATCCATGCTCAGGATGGCCACATAGGGTTCGCCCTTTTCTGTGGCAATATCTTTAGCGGATTTTTTTGCTTTAGTTTCGCGAGGTGCTTCTGTTTTTTGCGGCTTCTTTCTAAATCGATCAAATAATCTCATATCATGTCCCCCAGGCATTGCGCCAGATATCTACCTGCAATCTGGGGCTATAACGCCATCCACGCTCCATGGCCAGACTGGCTACTTCCTGCACGTTGAGATTGTATACCTGCGGTACGCCGCCCATGGGCATCAAATACACAGGTCCGCCGAATCCAGCATGACGGAATTCTTCCACAGCACGCTCGGCATCCTCAACATCTTTCCTTGTAGATACTACAAATTTGAGATAGGTATAACCAATCATCTCATAACTTTTTACGATGGTAGGATTGATAGCATTTTCCCAGGATTCACCTGAACAAGGTAACTTTGGGCTCACGGAAAATGTCAGTCGATCGTAGTCTCTGCCATGGCGAGTGAATTCCTCAAACAAATAATCTTTGACTTCGGGATACAACCACTGGCTGCCATTGGTCTCAAAAGTGAGATCTCGTAACCCTTTGGCGCGACACATTTCGATCAGTTCAGGATACCTCTTCTGATAGCCCAGCAACGGCTCGCCACCGGTGATCACCAGATGCACTGTGTCTGCTCCGCAGTCTTGATCCCAGCGACCGTGTGGTATCATGGCATGCATTTGGTCCACGATATCAGCGACATCATCTTGGCGGTTAAATTTCTTAAACTCCGGGTAGATCGACGCATAAGTGTCACAGCCCGATGTCACAAGAGGAAGATC